AGTCCAAGAGATCTGGCAATGCCCTCCTGGTTGATCTGGTGCTGAGTCTTGTTGCCGTTCTGGTCTTTGTTGACCCAGTCGGCTTTGAACCCTGCCCATCCCCTTGCACAGCATTCGGTCAATGCGGCATTGAGTGACCAGCCTGCTTTGCGTGCTTCGCGCTCGATGCCTGCCATGGCCGCTTGAGTGACTGGAGCCTTCTTGGCTTTGCGCACTTTTGTGAATCCATCCCAAACTTCAGGCGATACGCCATCAGGGCAGGACAAGGGCTTGTCCCTTGTATTTATCTTTGTTTCTTGTTTTATGTTTACTGTTTCTTGTTTATTGTTTGGTTGCACGGTCGTTGAACGAGCGTTGGACCTTCGTTCAGCAGACGCCTTGCCCGCTCTGGATGCGGCTTCCAGCCTGTTGTGGTACTTCGCAATCTCTTCATCTGCCCTGCGATTGACCCATCCGGACCCCTCCACGAGTTCAAAAAATTCCTCGAGAACAGCACCGACTTCGTCTTCGTGATCGCGCATGTTGATCGCCCGTGCAACGGTCGTTGAACACTCGTTCAACGGTTGTTCGTGCAGGTAGTACAGATCCAGCAGACGACGGTAAGCACAGTCCTCGATCACCGTGAGGTGCCGGGTGTGGCTTATGTAGTCGCCGATGTTGAATGAGTAGAAGTGCATCACGCACCTGCCTTGGCCTGGTCAAGCAATGAGCGGATCGTGTCATCGCTCTTGACTTTGGCTTTGTTGGTGCATGCAACGCAGGCCGCGTTGATGGTGTATCTCAGTGTCTCGCCGCAGGCTTTGCAGGGCTTACCGGTGTACTTGCGCTCGCCGTTTTTGGCGGCATTGATACGGGGGGAATCCAATTTAACACTCCTCTTGGTTGATGGTTTTCTAATTCTAAACCAATACCAAGAGGATGTGTCAAGGGTTTTTTTACAGGTCGGCTTCTTTCACAAAAACGCCGTCGATCATGCGACCTTTGCGGTCCTTGATTTCGTCGTAGGCCATCTCGATGCAAGCCTCAATGCTGAACCCCATCTGCTCGGCCAGGATGGTGAGCACCACCACAGCGTCGCCGATGCCGTCCATCACCTTGACCGTGTCCTTGCGGGCCAGGCCTGCGGCCAACTCGCCGATCTCTTCGATCAACTTGGTGAACTGCTTATCGGTCGTACTGCCGGATACCAGGTTGCGCTGGTGCGCCCAGCCACGAATGCGCACAAAGTCTTCATAGGTTTTCATATTACACCTCAAAATGGAATGTCGTCGTCCATGTCTGCCATGTCACCGGCAGGCTGTTGCGTTTGTTGCGTTTGTTGTGGCCGCGCTGGCGCGTCACCCTTTGGCGGTAGGTCCACCTGGTCTACAGACAGGCGCAGGCGCGTTTTTGGCGTGCCGTCCTTGGCTTTGTATTCCTCGAGTTTGATCGGGCCGCTGACGGTCACGCGCTGGCCTTTGGCAAGGTACGGTTGCAGGCTGGTTGCCCGCTTACCCCACAGTGCGCAATCGACCCACATGGTTTCGGGTTTGTCTTTGGTGCCGATGGCCACGCCGATGGCAAAGTTCAGGATGTTGTCGCCGTTGTGCTGGCGTAGTTCGGGGTCACGCCCCAGGTTGCCGGTGAGTATTGCAATGTTCATTCGTTGGATTCCTTCGAAATTTGGACGCGTACGAAACCACCGATCTGCCCCGCGTCCACTCGTGCAGTCAGTGTTGTGAATTGTTTGTCGTTGATCTTGAGTGCATCAGCGACGCCATCAAGTCCAGACTTCATCCTGGCCACCAGGTTGTCTCGATCGTAACTGCGCCGGTCGGGCGGCACAAACTCGAGCACCAGGTGCAGGTTGCCAGCGGGCACCAGGTCAGTCCTGATGCGGTACTGCTCGAGCGTCAACGCCCAGCAGGCTTCGCGGTATGCCGCCTTGACCTTTGACACCTTGGCCCAATGCAGGCGCTTGTTGGGTGACAGGTCCGAGGGTGGCCAGCCCAGCATGAGTTCAATCATTGACTTCGCGCCCAAACACGATGTCGTGCGCAGTGATGTCGATGCCGCGCTCCCAGGCTAATTCCAGGAGGCGACGCTGTACGGCAGTCGGCACGATGCCAGACTTTTGCCAGCGAGACACTGCGGCAGGATCGCGGTTGAGGGCGCGGGCGAGTTTTCGTACCCCGCCTAACATGTCGATGGCCAGTTCAACTGGCGATGTGTGGTTGATGGTGTTGTTCATCCCTCAATGATGACACAGGCGCAACACCTTGTGAACCCTTGATTTACCTGGGCGGAACGAATACCCACATAAATCACTCGGAATAGGTATTGCGTTGTGGATATGTGTTGATGTAAGATCACCACATCGGACGAAAAAACGATACCGCATTCAGCACCGAGCGATGGCCACCTGGCCTGACAGAGTTAGCTAAATGGCCGTGACGACATTTTGGGAAAGATCCGGACGCAGGCTTATTAACCCAACGCCTGCACCCTTTAACTGTTTAGACGATGGAGAGAATCATGACTGCAATCAACACCACACCCGCTTCTGCTGACGAACTCGGCACACTGCTCGCCCAGATCGCCACGCTCACCAAGCAAGCCGACGCCCTCAAGGATGCCATGAAAGACCTGGCCAGCAACGGCGGTCCCACAGTATTCGAAGGCGCCCTGTTCAAGTCGACCTATGTCGAGGCTGACCGCGCTGTCACCGACTGGAAAAAGTTGGCCAAGGAACAGGGCATCTCTGCCGACATCATCGCGTCGTACACCAGCACCACCGCTGTGTTCAGCATCAAGACAACCGCACGCTAATCAGGAGGCCGACATGAGCACCATTACCAAAATTGCAAACCGTTTGTGGGTGGCACACATTGATGACGAGCGTGCCGATGGCAACAGCATCATCGTCACCTTGGACAACGACTTTGTTTTTGACGACGAGCGCGACTGTGGCGTGCGTGGGTTTGACACCCTCAAAGACGCCGAGCAAGGCACCCGTCTCAACTGCGTTATCAACAAAAAAAATGTTAACCCAGTACGGCATTCTTGATGACGAGGGCGCCGTGGTGCGCTGGGTCTGGGACAAGCCGTCCTACCCGCACATCACGCGCAAAGTGCCCCGTTACCGCAAGCCCAAGTTCGACATCAGCACCCTACCAGACGCACCATTTTAAGGAGATCACCATGGATTCATACACAGCAACCGGCATCGCAGAAGGCTTTATCGAGGCCGACTCAGAGGACCAAGTCATCGAGGCTTGGCAGACATTGATTGACACAGGCCTGGCCTGGCAACTGCAAGGCTGGTTTGGCCGTCAGGCCAGCCGCTTGATCGAGGAAGGCATCTGCCTACCCGCCGAGCAAAGCCGCCTGCTACGGGCCGCAAAAGCCCTGGGCAAGATTGAGTTCATTAAAGTGGGGGGCTGATCATGTGGTTTACATCCTCACACGGCACGATCGAGATCGAGATGACTATGGCCCAGGCTCAGTCAGCATCACACCAGGGCCAATGCGACGCCGATGTCCTGGCTTTGTCCAACAACCGCAAGATTCGCCGCCAGTTGGAGCGCATCGATCCAGCCGCATTGCGCAAAGAGTTGGCCGAGTACGGCGCCTGGGATGAGCAGGAGTTGGACGACCACGAGCAAAACATCCAGCGCATCCTTTGGATCGCGGCAGGCGACATCGTTGAAAACCAATGGAGCAAATCATGAGCCTATACACGGACCTGGTCGAGGCTGGCATCGAGGTCAGCAACTGGCAGTCGGACTTGTATTTCCCGGTGTCGTATGAGTCCATGGAAATCTTGGCCAAGTACCCAAACCAGTCGCGCTCAATCTTCAAATCAAACATCGATGGCCGTCCAACGGTTGAGGCGCCGTTCGCCTTTGATCCGTACTGGGAATCGAAAGTTGTTGACACAGCGTCAACGAAATAGAGTAGAATTTCAACACATCACCACAAGGAGATACAAATGGCAGACATCAGCATCCACAACACCAAGTCAATCGTCATCAGCGAAGTTCGCGAGATCAATGGCAACACTCCGCTGTACACGCGAGACATCACCATCACCGACGCCAGTGGCCACGAAGTTGTGATCACATGCTTTTCAACCAGCGAGGAAGCTGAAGAATTGCGGGTGTTGCTGTGAAGCGCAACAACTACATCGCCGAGATCGAGCACCGCGTTTGCGGCATCCCTTGCATCATCGGCGTCACCGATTACGAGGGCTACACACCCGCGTATACCTCCGGCCCACCAGAGAACTGCTACCCGGCAGAGGGTGGGTCCGGGGACTTTGAGATCCTGGACCGCAAAGGCTACCGCGCCAAGTGGCTTGAGAAAAAACTTACAGCGCGAGATGAGGACGCGATCCAGGAATTGATTTATGACCACATGGAGAATGACTGATGACTATTCAGAGAATCGAAATTGAGAGTGAAAAGCAGTGGCTTGCCGAGCGGGCCAAAGATGTGACCAGCACCGAGGTGTCGGCCTTGTTTGGCTTGTCGCCTTACCTGACCGAGTTCGAACTGTTTCACCAAAAGCGCGACGGCGTGACCGTCAAGTTTGAACCCAACGAGCGCATGAAGTGGGGCAACCGCTTGGAGTCGGCCATCGCGCACGGCGCCGCCGAGGACATGGGCTGGAACATTGCCAAGTTCAATGTGTACATGCGCGACCAGGCCGCACGCATCGGGTCCAGCTTTGACTTTGAGATCAAGTCCAGCGCCAATGGCCCAGGCATTCTCGAGGTCAAGAATGTCGACTGGGTGCAGTATCAGAAGTCATGGATCGACGACGGCAACGGCAACATCGAGGCGCCCGAGCACATCGAGTTGCAGGTCCAGCATCAAATGGAAATTGCCGATTACGACTGGTGCGCGATCGTGGCGCTTGTCGGTGGCAACGAGCAAAAGATAGTCCTCCGAAATCGCGATCGGGACATTGGCAAAAGTATACGCGAACGCACCAGCGAGTTCTGGAATCGCGTGCAGTCCAACACCGCGCCATCAGCCGATTACACACGCGACGCTGAGTTCATCATCAAGCAGTTGCGCAACGGCGCAGACGAGGGTTTGGTGGCTGAGGCTGACCGTGAACTCGAGGACATGATCAAGCAGTTTGAATTCGTGCGCAAAGAGGCCAGCGATCTGGAAAAGATCAAGGACCAAAAGCGTGCAGAGATCCTGGAGCGCATTGGCCGCGCCAGCAAAGTTCTCACCAGTTTTGGCTCGCTATCGACGGGGCAAGTCAAAGGCCGATCAGGCACTCTCATCACGCCTGAGATGGTCGGCACAGTCATCGGTGCAACCGAGGGCTACCGCAGTTTCCGTTTTTATCCCAAGAAGGAGAAGTAAACCATGGCAACCGAGCAACGCATTTACAAAGTCGTCAGCAATGACAAAGCCTACCTGGTCCAGGCCATCAGCCAGGCACAAGCACTGCGCCACATTGCAGGCCGCATGTACCAGGTCGAAGCCGCCAGGCCCATCGATGTCGCCACGCTCATGAGCAACGGCATCAAACTCGAGGTGGCCAGCACGATCCCCGAGCAAGACCAACTCAAACTTGAAGGAGCACAAGCATGACTACAGGAACCGAACTCAGCCCCATCGAAGCAATGCGTGGCACCTTGGTGAGAATGCAACCAGAATTCCAGGCCGCACTGCCACCGCAGATCCCGGTCGAGAAGTTCATCCGCACCACACTCACCGCAGTGCAAATGAACCCAGACCTGCTGGGCGCCGATCGTCGCTCACTGTTGGGCGCGTGCATGAAGGCCGCACAAGATGGCCTGCTGTTGGATGGCCGCGAAGCCGCGCCCGTGATCTTCAACACCAAAGAAGGCAAGAAGGTCCAATACATGCCAATGGTCGGCGGCATCTTGAAGAAGATCCGCAACTCAGGCGAACTGTCCAGCATCAGCGCACAAGTGGCGTACGACAAGGACCACTTCGAATACGAACTGGGCGACAACGAGAACATCGTTCACCGTCCATTCCTGGGCGAGGATCGAGGCAAGCCAATCGCTGTGTACGCTGTGGCCAAGACCAAGGACGGCGCAATCTACCGCGAGGTGATGAGCGTTTCCGATGTCGAGAAAGTGCGAGCCGCCAGCCGCGCAGGCAAGTTCGGCCCATGGGTTGACTGGTGGGATGAGATGGCCAAGAAGACTGTGATTCGTCGCATGGCCAAGCGCCTGCCATCAAGCGCAGATCTGGACCAGGTTATCGCCAACGACAATGAGGCATCAGGATTCGTCCAGGTGGAGCGCAGAGAGGCCGTAAACATCACGCCGGTACCAGAGGCCCAACAAGCCCCTTTGAGCCGCCTGAAGGCCTCTATGGGCCAGCCAGCGGATGATGTCATTGACCAGGCAACTGGCGAGATCACACAAGCGGAGGTGGCCAATGTCCCAACTGCTGACGCCTAAACAATTGTGCGAGCGATGGAAGGTCGCCGATAACACCCTGCGCAAGTGGCGGGTGGCCAACATCGGACCGGCCTACATCAAACTGGGCGATGGTCGAAACAGCGAGGTGCGGTACCGCATCGACGATGTCGAGGCTTTCGAGAAAAGCAATCGATTCACAACCGACAATAAATGAGGAAAGCCATGAGGACCAGAATGATCACAATCCTGATTGTCTGCTCCCTTGGCTGGATCAGTGGGTGCTCGAGCAACAAGCCGATGCCACCCACACCAGTCGAGCAGGAGTTGATTCTTGATAAACAGATTCACTCGATGAGCCGCAACGAAGTCATCACTGCGGTTCGTGAGTGTGAGTCAACAGGCCTTCGCGCCGTCATGATGTATGGAAAACGAAAGGTCAACGGGTACTCAGCCGACATCGTCATCGATGTCACATGCGCACCCAGGTGAAAAAAAACCCCAGGGGAATGAAACCCTGGGGCTAACCGTCGTGAAGGAGTAGGCAACTGCTTATGCCAGACGGGATGGAGACAACTCAAACCAGTTCAAAATGCGGGCCGTCAATGAACGGCCTTTTGTTTTGCTTGCGCCGGGTGTCGATGTAGTAGACCATGGCCTCTTCCATCGTGCCGCGCCAAAGCCGGATGTCCGGCACATTCCACGCGGCGCCCCAGCGTATTGCTACATTCTTTTCAATCGCGGCCTGCTTGATCGCATCGGCGATGTTGTCGTACAGATTCAGTTCCCAGGACACCTGGCCATTGATATACGCCACCAGGTCCACAGCCTCACCGGTCAAATGCTTTGACTCCATGGTTTGGCTTTTGCCAGCCTCAACATATTTGCGCTGAGTCTCGACGGTGCGCAACCCTTCGGTCACTGCAAAGTCGACGGTCGTGATCTCGATGGCACGGCACACCACATCGACTAGGCGGTCGTCTACGCCGTCCAATCGCTCGATGCTACGCTGAGATAGTCTGAACCCGTTCATCGCGGCCAAGCCCCGTTTAACGCTCTTGAATCAAGGGCGTGTCCATCAGCATCTTTTGCCACCGCTTCAAGCTGTCCGACACATTCTGCGAGTACGGTTGAGAGGGTTGTTGCGTGAGCACGGACGGAGGTGCAGGTAGAGGTGGACACACTGCTTGTGGTGTTGGCGATTTGGTTGCGCAACCGCTCAAGATCGTTACGAGCATCAGTAGCGGCACGAGCATTGCGCTGTGCGATTTTGTTTGCCTCATCGATGGCCTCCTGTTTTTTGCGCTCGAGAACTGTGTACTTGGCCAGGGCGTCTGCGTTTGCTTGTGCAACCTGGCGCTCATGATCAGCGATCAGTTGGTCGATCTTGGAATTCAGACGCCACCCATTCGCTGTCCATCCCATCGCGAATGTTGCGATTAGAAGTGCGGCGCTGATCAGCAGTTTGAGTTTGGTGTCGAGCATTGTTTGTCCACTTGTCATCTACAGTCGAAAACCCGATATACGCGCCCACCACAGAACCCACGAAAAGGTAGAACGCGCCAGCGACGCTTCCAAGTTGAGCAGAGTCGGTGACGAGCAAGAGCAAAGGGAACACCAGGCCTGCAACCAAGGAAGCCCAGGCCATGCGTCGTCTGTTCTTCCATCGGTCAACATGGTCCATTATTCCTTGTCTTCCTTGTGCTCGAGTTTCTTGAATATCAGGCCCAGCGTGTTGTCGATCTTGTTGAAGCCGTCCTTCATGTCTTGCTTGATTTCGCGAACTGCTTCTTTGAAATCATCCTTGCGCACATAGACCTCTGGCAGATCACGCTCGCCGGCTGCTCGCCTTTTAAGAAATAACACACACACACAGAC